GAGATTCGAACTCACGGAACGTTTCCGTTCGGCAGTTTTCAAGACTGCAGGCATAAACCTCTCGCCCACGCTTCCTTTATTTTTGCGCTTCTGTATTTCTATATACAAACAGACCTTTGTCTATCGTATAGTTATGTTGTCTGATACCACCAAAAGTCCACAGTTCTCTTTCTTGTTCGATACTCTGTAAGTTGTTTGGTGGTTCAATTCTAGCTGTTTTCTTAATCGAAGAAATGTTTGAATTCTCTCCGTTTGATGCTTTAATATTAAATTGAACGCTTTCGATTTGAAAAAGTTTATTGCGAATTACGTTCATCATACTATCAATATATGATATTCTCTTTGTGTCGTGAAACATCATCTCTCCGCCGTTCTTTAACAGATACCATGTCTTACGCGCAAAGTCTTCTCTAAATGTTTTCTCACCATCAACAAATATGAGATCAAAGCTTTCTTCTCTAATTTCTTTATTCATGAAATCTTTATACCGATAGAACTCATAATTATTAGACTTATGTTCAATAAGATCTAATCTATTCTGTAGTTCTTCAATCCATTGCTGTCGAGTCTCAACGCAAGTAACTGATGCGTTAGAATCAATACTCTGAAGAAATATCATTGTCGAGCCACCAGGGCCAAATTCTAATATCTTTAGAGCAGTCTTTGACTTCTGAGCTAGTACGTCTGCGTCTTCAAGACTAAGAGCGCCAACCCATTGCATATTTTGAATATGAGTTAACATAGGAAACCTTTCAATAGAAAGTATGGCGCTCCCGGAAGGATTCGAACCCTCGACCGACCGCTTAGAAGGCGGTTGCTCTATCCACTGAGCTACGGAAGCAATGTTTTTGGCTCTAGCACCTCCTCGTGCCGACTTAGCTGCCCTATCCCAGCAGTACCGATTATAATAAGACCAAGAAATAATTTTGGTAGGCCCGCACGGACTCGAACCGCGATCAGCAATCTTATGAGGATTGTGACTTAACCAATTAGTCGACAAGCCCACTAAAATTATTTCTTTCTATTTCTTGCGCTTTCAGTCATTTTCTTTTTTGTTTCTTCTGAAAATGTTTGTCTTGCCCGCGCTTCTTTTATCTTATTTTTTGTTTCTTCTGAAAGTTTTCTTCCACTCATTGTTTTTGATATTTTATCTTTTTGATTTGATGATATTGTTTGACCTTTGTTCCAAGCAGCGTTATCTTTATAGTGTTCTTTAAGACCTTCACTTATTTTTTTACGATGATCTACAGAGCTACTTATTTCTTTCATGTAAGAGCCGTGCTTTTTCCCTTTGAAATGAGGTCCTCCTTCTCCGCCAATTCCGGCGTTGTAAGTATCTTTTCTGGATACAAACTCTTCTGTTATCAACTCTTTCTCTTTTGTATTCATTTCTTCTTCAGTATCGAAGACAAATAGTATCTCTTTAGTAAAGTTCTCTTTACCATATTTCTTCATGGCAGACCTTATGAACTTTCCAGAGCCATAATATCTATCATTGAGATTGGTAGTTTGATGCTTTCCTATGTATATTTTTCCGTTAAGCTCATTAGTTATTTGGTATATTGTGTAAAGCATTATAATCTCCTTTTGTCTATTTATACAAAAAGATATTTCATAGCGGGCAACTCTAACCAATTGAGCTAATCCCCCGATTTGTTTTAGACTGGGCTGTTTGCAGCTTTGACCTGCCGGCGATGACGGATCAGGGACACCTTCACAAGAGGTGATTAATTCTACAGTCTAAACTTGGTTGCGGTGGGTAGGAATCGAACCTACGTCTTCGGCTTATGAGACCGTGCTGGAACCACCTCCAGTCTACCCCGCAAAACTTCTGTTTTCAACTATGACTGTGAAAGCTTCGAACTTTCGAGCGCTCAGGGGCACGCTGGCCCTTTTGGCATTGTAAATCACGGTCAGCCAGACCACCTATGGATTCGAACCATAGTACTCCCATTTACAGTCATATGTGAAAACAGAATTTCTTCTGTTTCCTTTTCTAAATTGTCAAAGAGCTAGTTAGTTTCTTCTTATATTGTTAGTATAATCTGATTCTAACGTTTTGTCAACCATTAAATGAAGAAACCCAGGATTTTCATCCTGGGCTACTTTGAGATAGATTTGATCTTGTATCTATGTCAAAGTAGCCCGTCTCCATCAGTCCATACGCCTGGGAGATTTATCGCCTGTCTTGATATGCTCGAATGTGTAGAAAGCATGTTTCTTCTCTGTTGGTTATACAATAGTATTTATATCATTTGTATGAGATGTCAATGGTCGCAGACATTTTTTACAATTATTTTTTCATTTTACTCGAATCATACGTGATAGCATGAACTGGTGTTGTTTTTGATCCGTGATGGGTGTTCATTGTGAGTCGAGTGTTTCCAGCTAAAAGATGCGTATGGCCGGTATGAGTATCATGAAGAACTATCGGCTTAGTCATTGGCTTTCCACTCTTCATCTGTTTTGTGACACGTTCTCTTTTGTCTTGTCTAAACGTGTCACGCGTTGGTTTGTATCCAGCGTCTGTGTTAGAGATCTTTTTAGCAGACGAAGGAGTCACAACCATGTGTTTCCCACTCTTCATTGCAGAGTGGTAGTTGTCTTTATCTTTCAAATGTTGCAACATTTTATGAACGTGGTCTGGATATTCGCCATGAGGAACTTCAGACTGGACGTGAACTTCGTCGTGTTCATCAGTATGATGCGGCTTCACCCACTTAGATTGTTCTAACAAAAAATTTTTAAAAGACTGCATGTATAAATCTCCTCTTTACGAGGTATTTATAATTTTTACAAATTTTTCTACTAAAGGAACTGCATTTTCATAAGCTTCTTTTTCCCACCAACGATCTTCGTATGGAACGTGACTCTGTTCATCTAGAAGTCTACCAAGTTCCTGTGTCATGTATTGTTTAACATGGATCATCTCGTGAGCAATCGTAGTAAGTACTTGACCAACACTACGACCACTCTCTTTCACGAGAATAAGAAATGAGTCGGGATCGACATCGATACAGAGACCGACTCCACCTTCTACGTCTTCGCTCACGATAGTGACTTCACGAGGAAGAACTGAGAGTTCATTGCATAGGAACTTCACAAATGGATTTACGAGATGATCGTACGAATCATGAAGCTGCGTTTTCAGGATCATCGATTATGATCCTAGAGGTTCGAGATAGAAGTACCAAGTCTTCATGTTTTCAGAAAAACCGCAATCAGCACGGTGGCCGCAGTGGCGATATGCTCTGACCAAACGTAGGCAAGCGAGCTCTGAGCCGAACGCGTAGAGTGCGCCACCCATGTATTCAACATTGAGAGTTTCCTTCGCATGAGTTTCAAACTCCTGTTTTGCTTTGTGCATATTCACGACAGTTTCCTTCTCGGTATATTATGAATATACACTGATTCTAAACGAATGTCAACTGTTTCTTTCGTTAAAGATATCCCACATAACGAGCTCGAGTTCATATGCCTCGATCTCCCAAGGTGACTCGAAGTATGGTACATCGTACTCCTTTCCGAACCACCTGGCAGGAAGACTACTTTTGTCCGGTATCTCGAGCCATCCTCTCATGAATTGTCGAGCATGGACCATCTCATGAAACAGAGTCACAATGATCTTGCTCAGTTTCATCTTTGGATTGATGAAGATCGTGGCTCCTTCTTCATCGTAGTCGCAGTATCCGCACTTATCTTTTTCAAACTTGTCACCAAAGTCGATCTCAATTGAACCATCGAGATTTAAAAACTCAGCCGCAAACTGAACTGCAGAATCGATGAGTTCATCAGAGATCGACTTTGGCTTATCATATGTAACGTAGTACATTACTTGATCTCATCAAGATCATTGATGAACTGCTGCTCTGCAGTCGTGGTCGACCAATACTTATGTTCTTTCTTTGCGTCTTTGATTTCCTGCTCGAGTTGTTTCACCATCTCGTCAGTAAGGCTGAGCATATTGATACGAAGCAGCTTATTGATATCTTCTTCAGAGATGACGTCGGTGTGAGCAGTGATTTGCTTTGCGACGTCGTCTTTCTTTTTGTTTTTGAACTCGATCTTATTGTCGAGAACAGCCTGGATGAACTGCATCTTTACGTTCAGCCAACGCATGAGTTCAGAGATCTCGCTCTTACGTAGGTTAATACGCTTGGTAAGAATACCAACGCGATACTTACAGAAGTCCTTGATGAGCGTACGCTCGTCGGTGTATTCACGAAGTTTACCGTCATAGTCGATAACGGTTAGGTTCTCTGTGAACGGCTTGCTGAGTTTAAACTGTTTGACGATCTTCTCGTCAGTCCAATTGGCAGAAGTGTTTTGCTTCAGCTTGACTTCGAATTTAAAACCAGTCTTATCACAGAGGTCGTCATAGCCAACGATCTCGTCCTTCTCTTCCAGATCGTCGAGGACCTTTACATAGCTTTCACGATCGTATCCATACGGCACTTCGGTGATGAGCAGAACGGTTTTGCCTTTCTTCTCATAGACTCCGTTGCAGTAGTAACGATTCTCTTCTTCGTTGTACTCGACGGTGCCAGAAAAATCTGGAAACTTCACCAGAACCTTCTTCGTTATATTACCATACATAAGGTAATCACGACAAGCACTAGAAAGTGAGTCCGGATCACGAGGTAGAATATTCGTCGCGAAACCAGTAGCAATTCCCTTCGACCCATTCGTCAGAACCAAAGGAATGACCGGAAGATAGAAGGCAGGCGGCTCGTGTTCAGGATCTGAGTGCTGCGGTGACAGCTCAAGATCCTTGATATACTTGTTAAAGTTCTTATGAAGGCGAGTGTACACGTATCGAGGAGCACCAGCTTCCTGCACAAGTCGAGTTCCAAACGAACCTCGACCTTCAATAAGACAGATGTTGTTGTTCCAGGTAGCAGCCATCAGCTGACCGGAACCAGCAGCGCTAGCCTCACCGTGGTTATAGCCATAGTCAGAGATGATACCTGAGATGGCACTGACCTTCTTAAAGTCGGTCTTCGAGTTTACGATTGACGAGTAGAGGTAGTAACGCTGAACGGGTTTAAGACCGTCAATCATGTTAGGAATGGCTCGAGCTTCGACCGTATACATAGCGAATGATTTCCATTCGTTTTTTGCAACGGCTGAGATAGGATAGTCTTTCTTACTCACAGGTGATTCCTTTTCTGCATTCTTTTTGATTATATCATCAACCATGAAATCTGTCAACTGTGTCATTGAAACATAAACTCCTTACGAGGCGTAGAGTCGTCGCCAAACATCATCTGGAAATACGAGGCATCGTCGACAGTCACGACATCATAGGTAGGATTATTGATGATTACATCGTACTCTTCTTCTGTCAAACTACCAAGACCCTTGATGTAGCGGTGTTTCCACCCGGTCTCTTTCGTTTTGAAGTTGGCTGCCTCTTCGTATGTATAGAACCACTTCGTTTCTTTTCCGTTCGTCGAGATCATGATTGGAGTACGAGTAATGTACACTCGCTTCTCTTTCAGGAGTCGAGGCCAGAACTTGTAGAAGAAAGCAATCAGCAACGGAGAGATATGACCGATGCCGTCGTGGTCTGCGTCTGTCAGCGAAGCGATCTGACCATAGGTCATATTGTCGACACTGTTCGGATCGTTGATGTCGAGACCAAGGACTGCAATCAGTTCGCCAAGTTCTTTGTTCTTGAGAACTTCAGATGGTTTCATATCCCACGTGTTCATGATAACACCACGCAGAGGATAAGCACCGACTTTATCTGGATCTCTAACCTTGAGAAGGAAGCCCATTGCCGAGTCACCTTCGACGATCTTCAGGACGGCGCCATCTTTGTTGGCGGCGATATGTTTTGCGACCTTGACCTTCTTGAGCTTCTTCTGAGCAAGAGCGGCATCTCGTCTGTCGGCAGCCTGCTTCTTTGCGATCTGAGCTTCGATGATAGGGTCGATGATGTCATTGGAAGCAAAGATCTTCTTGGCAAGATACAAGAAGTCTTTGATGTTTGCTCCGTCGTAGTGTTCCTTTACGTTACTGACTGGGTTCGTAAGACGTTCTTTCGTCTGACTATCGAACTTGGGGTTTGTAAAGTTACGAGCGAACATGACAAAGGTAAGACCACCTTTGATTGTGCTCTTTGCGACTTCGATCTTATGTCGACGTTTAATCAGAGTCACGAGTTCGTCGACAACTCCATTCACGATGTAGTCCACATACGAACCACCCTGACGAGTGTTAACACCGTTCACGAAACTGTTCGACCTAAATCCGTCCTCGGACGAAGAAAAGAAGAACGTAAGGTCACAAGAAATTTCAGAGATCACCGATGCGTTCTCAGGAACGAACATAGAAGAATACTTCTTGATGTTTGCTGTCTGAGTACGCTTCTTATTGAATGAGAATGAAATCTCGGGAAATGCCATCTGAAGACTTACAAGACGATCCTCGACCAACTGAATCGTATCGAGTTCTTGGATCGAGTTTACTTCGAACAAACTGAAGTCTGGTTTGAACGACACTTCAGTACCAGATCCGGCTCGAGTCTTCTGTTTTACTTTCGTCTTGAGACCACCCTCTGTACAGGTAACCTCAAGGAGATTGCCGTTCTGCCAAGTGCGTCCAATGAACTCAGTCGAAAGAAAGTTGGTCGCCGATGATCCAACGCCGTTCGTACCAATCGTAACACGTTCATTATCAAACGAAGTACCTGCATTCACTCGAGTCCATGCAGCAACAGGACGAAGAATGTTTTCTTGAGTTACGGAATCGAAGATCTCGTCCTGTGGAATACCACGGCCGTTATCAGAGACAATCACACAGTCGCCGTCTACTGATACGTCGATCTTATTTGCAAACCTAAAGTTGGTACGAATAGCTTCGTCAATCGAGTTGTCGAGGATCTCATCGATCATCTTCGACAAAGCAGGGATATAGACGGTGGTTTTCCATTTACCGAGCACAAAACGATCGACCTCTTCTCGAGCAGCCGACCCCATGTACATACCGATTCTTTCTCGCACGTGTTCACGTGGAGTGAGAATCTTAAACTGTTCTTTTGACATAGTGTACTCCTTACGGTGGTCAATATCAATATATACTGATTCTATTCAAATGTAAACAAAAAAAGGGCTGCATGATGCAGCCCTTGAATGTTTTAGATATTACTTGCCTTTTGATACGTATGCCTGTGTTCCGTAGAACGCAGATACAATAGCAGCAACTGATACGAAGTATATGCTTGCCATATTACCAATGATAGTCGCTGCCTGATACAATCCTAGCGCATCGGCCAAGACGACCGTGAATGGATACAATAACATTCCGAACAGAGCGAACCATGCCATGCTACGTTGAGCATCTTGTTTCTTATCTTCGTTCTCAATACGAAGTTTGCGGTCTTGCAGTTCAATCATCGTCTCAGTATTTTTTATTTCAGCGTCATCAACATGACAACTACTTTCTTCTAATTCTTTTTTGATCTTAACAGGCATACGCGCCTCCTATGTGTAAGACCAGTTATAGTCATCATATAGTTAGGTTCGCAAACTCGATCTTTTTATGGTAGGTATGATAGTAGAACAGTCTTAGCGAGATTAATCTGATTTTCTGGTATAGAAACAACATTTCTGGCAGTAGATCCTATTCTTTCTAGAAGTTCTATTGCCTGAGTATCTGCGTTAATCTTTCCTACGTGATACTCGTATTTTGATGTAACTTGATCAGACTCATCTATTCTTCTAGTAATTACATAGTTACCGTGTAACTTTTGAACTACATCAAAGTCTAGGATTGTATACACTTCTTCCATGAAATTACTCCTTTTCTAATCCGTGCAAATTCATAATTTAGATATATGTATTTATAAAGATTAGTCTTTGACGAGTAGTTTGGTGCCCCTAGAGAGATTCGAACTCCCGACCCTTGGTTTCGAAGACCAGTACTCTTCCGCTGAGCTA